AGCTAGAGTGTCTGTGGCACGAACAACTACCTCTGACAGGTTACAGAACTGATAAGGACGAAGGATAATCTCCGAGCAAGGGTTAGTACCGAACTCGTAGTTAGGATCACGACGACCATTCTTGATAGCTTGCTTCTTACTGGCTGGACGAGAGAAGACACCACGCTCACCTGACTTGCTCTGAACTAGAGACAGCCATTCCCGCATGAAGGTTTCCATGTCAGGCTTCTCAGTGTAAGCTACCGAGTTGTTAGCCAGAGAGCGTTGACCATTGTTCTCCCACCATTGACCACTCTTAGCATGACGCATACGGTCATCAGAGAGGTTAGACAAGCTGATCATGGCTGATCGACGGACACCACCAACAACTACAACCTCACCGATCTTACACATCAGGTCGTGGCATTCGATAGAGGAAAGCTTACGTCCCTTAGCTGCAACAAAGGTATTGATAGTGAAGTTGAACAGTTCGATCAGAGGGGCAGGACCTGATGCACGACCACCAAAGGTCTTGAGTTTGGCACCAGCAGGACGAACCTTAGAGGTATCCCAGCTAGGGATTTCACCAGCATAGAGCAAGCTGATAAGCTGACGCAGAGCCTTAGCCCAACCCTCTTTGCTATCCTTGACACCGATGACAGTATCACTCTTGAACATCTGCTCAGGTACATCAGGCAGCTTGCTGATGTATTGGCGCTCAACAGAGAACCCTACACCTGTACCACAGAGCAAGATGAACATAGCCTCGTCAAAGGACTTAGGGTCGTCTACAGGCATGTAGGAACAATTATAGCCTGCTGTGTTGTCACGCTCAAGGGCAGGCCCAGCGGTCATCATGGTACGCATAGAAGGCATGACTTCAAGGCTAAGGATCGCTTCGTGGATTTCGTCACACGTCAGGGGGTCATCTACGATAGTGTAGACAACATTAGTCATGTATCGCTGGACAGTTTCTCCCCAAGTCTCACGACGGTTCTCTGTGTCGATCCAACGGGCATAGCGTGATGTTGCGATAAAGGCTTGGTAGTCAGTAGGAAGATAGTTGCTCATTTATTCTTTCTCTTATTCAACAATGATGGCTAGACGGTGTGCTTGTACCACAAGACGGTTTGGTGTCAAGTCACATTTACAGGTTAGTGGTGTTTGCTTAGACCACTCGACAAGAACTACAGGAACACTCTTATCCCTGATCTTCTCTAGTCTTTCTATGAGTTCTTCAACGGTCATCGCCAGAACCCTTAAGAACCCCACGGGCAGCACGATCCTTAAGCTTTGCAGTAACCATAGTGGCAATCTCACTTAGGTCATACCCAAGCTCTTCTGCACACATAGCCAGATACCACAAACAATCCCCAAGCTCTTTGGCAGCAGCCTTGTCGTCAATCTTGCTGTCTCGGATCATCTTCTTGATATGACCACCAAACTCACCACACTCGTTCATTAGACCTAGTGTGACATACAGTAGTCCAGTGTCCTTTGGGTAGATGGCAGTCTTCTTGCACTCGTCTTGGAAGCTATCAAACTCTGACTTGAGTTCCCACTTAGTCATCGTTTACCTTCCTTAGTTGGGATTGAGTACAAAGCTGCTATAAACAAGATAAGCAAGAACGGTGCCCAAAAGGGCGATAAGACCCACCACCACGACCAAGCGATGAAGTTTGTTAGCTTAAGTGTGATAAAGATTAGCCCAAGCGCACCAAGCAGAGGGAATTTAGTCATTAGTAGTCATCCTTGTATCTCTCCAAGTACACATAGCCTAGTGTGTCTAGCACATCAAGGACTTTCCACAAAGTTAGGTTGTTTTCTTTCAGGATATTGACGAAGCCGTGTTCTTCAATGATCTTTAGGATTTCTTCTTTAGTCATTTTCTAGGGTACAATCTTGTGTAAGCTACGTGAGAGGCATCGAACAGGAACCAAGCGAAGTCATCTGTACTGGACTGCTTACTGTCTTCAATCCACTTGACACGACCAATAGGAACAACCTTCTTACAGATATCCATGTAAGGTGCCATTCTCTTGTTGCAAGCATAGCCAAATGGCAACAACAACCAAGTCGGCTTTAGTGTAGGGAACAACTCTAGCATCTGCTGTAGTGTTTCCCACTCAAAGGGTGGATTAGTGATCAGCAAGTCAATATCAAAGAGGTCTTCAGAAACTAAGGTCAAGGCATCTTTCTTGACGATACCATCTGCTTGTGGCTCAATGTCATACTGTTGTCTAGGCCACAAGGAATGACGGGTCAAGCTCTCAATGTGGACAGAGAGACGACCATCACCAGCACAAGGTTCACAGAAGGTGCCGTACTCTGGTAGATGAGCGATCAGAGGCTCTACAGCCCTCTCTGGTGTGGCATACCAATCCCGCGCCCGTCTTGGCTTCTCTTGGATGTTGTTGCTTTTGACCTTGGCTCTCTTAGCCATTTCCATACTCTTTTTGTAAAGCTTTAAGGCTAATCCATTGCATGTCGTAATCACCGTTTTCAATATAGCGTTTAATGATGACACCTTTGCTCCACTCCGAGTTTGCTTGTCCTGCCCACTTTTCTTCTGCACCTTTGAAGCATCCTGCAACAAGACCATGTAACGGCTTAGGTCGAGCATCAGCTTTCCTGTAATAGTGAAACTTGTGACTGTGACCAACAGTGCAACTATAGGCCAGCTTTTCAACAAGGCTATAGCCATGATGCTTAGTAGACATTGCTGAACCAAAGTTACCACTAGATACGTAATGACCGTAGAGCACACCATCGTAGTCAACAAGGGCTGGTCCAGAGTTTTTGTATCCGTGGTACTCATCGAACCAGTGGTCTGTTTGAAGATGGGAAAATGAGATTCCAAACTTGTCCCCTTCTAATCGTGGGTCATGCCCGATAGCTTTCCTGATGCGGTTCTCGTGGTTCCCTTCGAAGCCGATACGCCAAGGTCGCTTCTTCTTAGATAGCTTGTACCGGCCCCAGATACGGTCCATAGCCTCGTTGTAGGCTTCTACGTCACGCTGGTAGGACTGTGCCACAATAGCCTGTGGGTAGCGCGTATCGTAAGTGTTGAGGCTCTGCATGTCAGCCCCGTCACCTAGATCAACCACATAATCAGGTTTGATGTCTTCGATCAAGTCACCAAGCCAAGTGAACCTTTCATTACTTACATCACCATGAGCATGAGCACAAGTCCATACGATTGCTGTCTTGGTCAAAGGTCTTCATCCCATACTAGAGAAACGACCTGATCAACAAAGTGTTCGACCATAATCATTGCTTCATCAAAGTCTTCAAACACAAGCTCTTCTTCACTGAGAACCCCACGATCATCCTGCATAGTGACATACAAGACATAACCCTCGTTGTAGAGAAGACCGAACCCATCATCGTCCATGTCCCAGTCAGGAACTTCACTAGAGTGAACTGGACCACGAAGCACATTCACTACTTCAGCCATTTGTGTGGAATCTCCTTGTCAGCATAAATGAAGCCATGTTGGTCACACCAGTCACCATAACTGGTCTTAGACCCTTTGTTTATCTTAGCCTTAGAGTTAGAGAACACAAACCTAATATCTAGCTTAGGGTATTGCTTCTTGATAAGCAAGTGTTTCTTCCTGTCTGCACTCACGAACCTTCCCTTAGTCTCAACTATCAGACCATTAGGAAAAGTAAAGTCTGGTGTGTAGCTCCTGACTTCATCCACTTGATACTTGATCTTTGTGGTTTCATATCCGAACTCAACACCAGACTCTTGTAGTTGTGTTGCAACCTTAACCTCTAGGCCAGAACGATAGCCTAGTCGATGGGCGGCATCCATACTTGATTTTCTTGTCGCCTTAGCCACAACAACCTCGCATTCATAATTACTCGTTCAACATCGTTCTCGTAGGCTTCAACACACACTTTGAACATTTCTACGTCAGTTTGGCACTCTGAGAGCATCTTCTGTGCTGTCTTAGGACCAACCTTGTAGATACCAATAATATTGTCTACAGCATCACCAGTTAGAACTTGTTCATAGAAGTTGAATGTTGCAGCTTCCTCAGTTATCTTTTCCCAGCTTTGCCTTCGTGGATTATAGATAGTGCTGGGGATAGTCCTAAAGTCTTTATCGACAGATACAATAACGCAATCAGGATATAAACGGGTTGCTTCAATAGCGATATCATCATCAGCTTCTTGCCCTTCGCTGACTGTGGCTCCGTAGGTATCAATCAAGTATTGCCTAGCAAAGCCTAAAAGTAAGGGTTTCTCTCGACCTACTCTGTTCATCTTATAAGTATCAGAGACTTCATTTCGATAGTTACCCTTCCCCGTCAGGAAGATTTGATAATCCTCTTTTGTAGCGTAGGGGTTGGTGGCCTGTAAGATTTCCTCAATGATCTTATCAAGTTTATCACAGATACCACCAACAGTCTGCCCATCCTGACTAAACGCTGCTTGATATGTCAGCGGATCGCCATCAATGAGGAGTTTCACTTAGCACGCATTTCCATAACGAACTCTTTATAGTCCTCTGGAACCATGAAGTAAGAGAGCACACCATAGAAAGCTGCTAGTGTAGCTGCCTTGTTGTCAGGGGTCTCATAGGGATCGTTTTTAGGGTCACTGAGGAAGTAGATGTTCTCTTTCAGTTCGTTAACAACGATACCGTCAACAGCCTCATAGGTCTTGTTGTAATAGCCCATGTCTTCTTCTAGGATAGTCTTAATCAGATCAAGTTTGTTCTCAGCCCGCATTGTTGTCTACCTTAAATATGGTTGGGAAAGCTGGTTCTAGTACCTTACGGATTTCACGAGCAAGCAAGACATGTTCCCATTGGGTAACACCGGGATCATCACGCACATCAAGATAATGCAACCAACTACGAACTGTTCCGTTTACATAAAGCTTACTCATGGTAAGCCCTTCAGGAAGGATTACACGAGCACACTCTTTAGCCACAGAGTGTTTACGCATATTAGTGTACAGCATTCTGGCTTCAGAAGCCAAAGCATCTGCGTTGTAGTCAAACCTATCTTGCAAGGTTTCGTCTAGATCATCAACACTGTTCTGACGGTTCTTATCATCTTGCCTACGGAACTCACGATCCGTAAACTCAATCTCATCAGAGTATCGTTGACTAAACTCTTGGAAACAGAAACTACGATGACGCAGAAGCTGACGGGTAATATCCCTTGGTGCCTCTACCTCAACAATAGCGTTAGCCATCTCAAAGACTGACCAGTGTTTGTTGCGGATACAGTAGTCAAGAAGCTTAGAGTAGTCAGGGTTATCTTGGTTGTTGGGGTTGGAGACCCTCGCGCAGTACGCGATGAGAGCCTCCGAATTAGCTGCTGGTGTACCAATAACAGGTTGTGTCAAGGCCACCAGCTTTGCGCTAATCTTCATTGAGTGCTGACCTCCTGACCATCATCTTTGATTACAACAACACTACGGACATAACTGTAACCAGCGGCATGAAGGAAGGTCAGGAACAACTCAGTTACGTCACCAAGGTATTCAAGATCAGTTTGAGCTACAATGATGGTCCTTCCATCAAGGTTTGGATCATGGTCGTAAGCCTGAAAACGATAGTTCATCTTATTCCCACCCACCAGTGCTGTTACCACCAACGTATTCAACAATGTTAGTCAAGCCAACACCCATGAGTTCAACCTTAGTGAAGGTCTTACCCTTGGCCTTACCATGAACACCAACACCAGAAGCAACAGCAAGCTTAACCTTGGCCTTAGAGCCATTACCGATCAGACCGTCTTCAATGGTCCAAGGGGTAGAGTACTGGTCAAGACGACCCTTCTGCTCTGCTGCTTCCCAAGCGGCTTTGGCAATGTTGAGGTCGAACACTTGGGGAGGTCCAAGGGTCAGGCGCTCATCCGTTGGTTGGTTGTTCTCATCCATGACCATGAAGCGAGGGTGGACATGAGGACGACGAACAGTAAACTTATAGAGCGTCTTACCATCGCGCTCAAAGGGTTTGAACTGGGCAAAGGCACCTTGCTTCTGAGGGCACCCAGCTTCGATAGCTTTATTCATTCCGTCTTCGTCAAGGATCAGAGTGACCTTGTACACACCATCCGTATCGGAGTGGTCTACTTGTGCGTTCCCCATATCACGGTTCTCAAGGAACACCTGAGCGTACTCAAGTTCAGCATCAAGGGTGACGTACTTTGTTTTATTAGCCATATTTTCCTCAATCGGTTTGTCGGGTCTTGGGTTAACTTAGATAGGTGATCAGAGCGATTCTGTCAACCTTTTCATACACTTTATTTAGTATTTTGTATAGAAAAAGTGAGTGTAGAACTCAAGGTATTGTTCATAGGTCATGTCCATGTAGCGCTCCTTGTTCGTGTTGATCTGGGAAGTTAAGGCAGGCATAGTCTCCAAAGCATTCTCTTGCAGCTTTATCGTAGGCACGGGCAGCTTCTTCTTCTGAAGTATAAATACCTAAGTGTTTTTGCCTCAGATTGAATTTTATATAAGACCTCCACTTTTGGCACCTTTTATCCCAAGAAACACCTTTATACTTAGATGAACACTCTTTATACGATTTTCGATTCCTGTCATTTTCTTTAGGCGTTGCAGCTCTTAAATTCTCAATCTTATTATCATTTCTTATTCCATTAATGTGGTCTAGCATATCTTTAGGCCAAGAACCATAGTGCAAAAACCAAGCAATCCTGTGAGCACGACAAAGAACTCGTCCTTCACTTAAACCTATATTAAAGACCACATACCCGTGTCTTTTATGTACAGTGCCAGTAGGTTTATCTAGTCTCCTTCTTCCCTGTTTGCTCTCAGAAGGTTTGGTCCACCACAAATGACCAGTCTCAGGGTCATATCGAAGGTTCTCCCTGATGTAGTCCTCGTCTTCCTTAGTGGGTTTCCGCATAGTTATCTCCCATCTGTACATCCACAAACAGCTTGACGTTGAGTTTCAGTTTGTCGTTGGTCTTATCGATAGCTGTGAGTAGCTTTTGCTTGTGGCCCTCTTCATTTCCACTAGAGAGGTAAGAACCCTTCTCATCGTGCATCTGGAAGTTTACCACAACACCCTGTTTACGAACAAAGTACAACCAAGTGTCGAAAGCATAGACACCTGTACTCTGGTTGACTGTAGAGAACGCATCCTTCTCTGAGCGAAGGTTATGCCAGAAGCCAGACACAGGGTTCTTGACCCACATGTAAGGCCCAACAGTCTTCATCTCAAACTTCTCTACAGCCTTCCTAACTGAGAAGTTACGCTTCCAGTAATCCTCAATCAGTTTGGCTGCTTCCTTGAGACTGATACCCAAGGTCCTAGCCAGCTTAGTCTTACCTACACCATACACGCAGCTATAGTTTGCAGCCTTGTATTGGCTACGGATAGCCTTGAGGTTAATCTTCCCTTCCTTGTGTTGCTCAACTTGTTCACGGGTAACAGCACCAGCAAACGCTGCAAGATCAAGGTGGGGGTCGAAGCCCTCTTGGCACATTTCCTCTACGTAGTCAGGGTCAAACGGGACCATGTAGTGACGCTTGGTTGTATCCTCTAGAGAGACCATATCAGCCCCACAGAGGACCATACCTTCAGGTGCAGTGATACACCCACGAATTTCCTTACCCCAAGGCTTATCGACCTTTGGAAGGTTCACAATGGGCTTCCTGTGCTGTAGCCTGAAGGTGTTGGTTAGACCACCAAAACTAGCTACAACCTTACCGTCAGTCTGGTTGTCCAAGAAGGACTTGAAGACCCCTCTACGATGCTGGATGATGCCCATATCAACGAGTAATTGTACCGCTGGGGTATCCTCTGCAAGGTCTTCTACACTGGTACAGAGTTCCTCTCCGTTCTTGATCTGAGGGATAGCCCTCTCTGTACCGTCATCCTCTTTGACATACTTAAAGGTCTTAGGCTTCCAACCAAGAGAGAACAACCAGTCCTTTACCTGTTCGTGGCTATTAGGGTTGCCGTCTTGATAACCAAGAAGCACATTGACTGGACCAACAACACTGTCAGGAAGCTTGAGTTCCTTGAGTGTATTGAGCCAAGCTTCACCGTAGATAGACAGACTACCATCTTTCTTATAGATAATCTGAGGCTTGTTGACTTGCTTATAGATAGGCTTCTTGGGCATGACCTTAGATAGTTCAGCTATCTTGGCTTGTTGCATCTCAGAGAGAGTATCGAAGTGCTTTTGTACAGATACCATGTCTAGTGTGACAGGGTTAGCCTCTTGCTCACGACCACAATCAGCCTTGAAGCTCAGATACTGGTTGAGACGAAGCATCTCATCCTCTGTGCCATACAGAGACTTAAGTTTACGCTCAAGCTCTTTCCACAAGCGATAGTTAATCTTGACATCTTCTGTTACACGATGGGCATACTGCTCAGGTGTAAGGTTGTTCCAGTCAGTGATCTTGGGCTTAGGTACACCATACTGGATTCCGTATTGCTCAAGGCCATGACGGTCCCTGTCGAAGTTAAGATACCACGACAACAACAGTGTATCCACGAACCTAGTGTAGTCCAGTTCAAGACCAAGGATACGGTTGATCAGGGGTAGGTCATGCCTGACAGCATTGTGAGCTACAAACATACAGTCTTGTTGTGACAGCACATCACGCATAACCTGATAGTCGTGAGTGACCTCTACAGTCTTGCCATCTTCGGACCAAGCGAAGACATGCAGTTTTGTTGCCTCGTAAGCAAGTCCGTCACTCTCGGTATCGAAGACGATGTATTTCATCTATTGTGAACCCTCTTTATCTTGTTTTCCCTCTTGGTAGCCTGCTTCATAAGCATATTTTAACCAGTTCACTAGAACTACCCAGTCATGTTTATCATAGTGGGCAAAGGTAGCTTGTACGACATGGATACGACTATCTAGCCATTCATTGAACGTCATTAGCAAACCTGTTGAATGTTGAGAAGCTTACACCACCACAGAAAGCCCATCGCATATCTTTGATATCAAGCCCATGCTTGTAGCAGAAGTCTTTACGAGTTAAACCCGAAATTAACTCCCCTTCAAGCCACAAGTCAAACAGTTCATCAGGTGTCTTTACCATGTGTCTACTTTCTCACTAAGAGTGAATGTCTCAGGGTCAAACAGGAGTTCTCCCGCAGCACCCTCTAGGCCAGTTGGTCTATTCTTCTTAATTACCAGCTTTGTGGTATTCCTGTCAAGAAGGTTCTCACTATCTTTGTCACGTTGGATGTCAATAATGACAGAGGCTCGTTGCCCAATCATACGACAGTACTTGACCTCTCCCATCTCGTTAGTGTGTGCGATAGTAATGATACCCACGTTCAGGTCAGCAGCCAGCTTAGAGAGACGTACAGCAAGTTCAGCAAGGGCAGCTTCTTTGCTCTCATCAGAACCTACAGTTACGATATCTTGGATGGGTTCCATCATAATGAACTCACAGCCATAGACCTGAGTTAGTACCCTGATCTGGTCAATCAGTTCCTCTGCACCATCCTCTTCCCGTAGGTGAAACTGCATGTACCCAGTGT